CGATGAAGGCAGATCAGCCGCTTGATCTGGGCTAACAGATCACACCTAGCGGCTGATCTGGCTTTGCAAAGCCACAGAAAAAAAACATAGACGCTGTGCTTGACAGTGCAGTGTCTGTGCTGCATAGTGGGCCTACGAGCACGCAAGCTCGCAAGGGAGACAGCATGAACATCGAGACCATGACCACCGCTGACTGCATCCGCTACATGGCGCGTGCTTGGGCCTTCGCTTCCGTTCACCACCGGGAGACGAACCCCACCGCCACTGACGAAGAAATCGACGCCATGACCACTGCCACGATGCGCGAGAAGTTTGGCGCCTGACCCCCCCCAAGCCCGCCACTCCGGCGGGCTTTCTCTTGCGCTCTTTGTCGGCGACGGCTAGCCTGCCCCCGCGTAGTCTAAGCAACAACGCGTGGACGCCACCCTGCAATTCCGTAGCGGTGGCGTTCGGCTTTTGTGGCGGTTGCGTTTCTGTGCCAAGCCGCTATCCTAACCCTGTGGATTCCAAGCCGCTCCGAGACGCCCACGGGCGGCTGCTACCAGGGCAGTCGGCGAATCCGACTGGCCGCAACGGTGGTCGTCCTGCGTTGCCAGACTGGTTCAAGGACGCCGCTCCAGAAGCGCTGCGCCATCTCGTCAACGTCGCCACTGGCGTCGAATCCGTAGAGCCTGAGTTGCGCCTCAAGGCGGCTACGCTCGTTGTGGAACGGTTCTACGGCAAGTCGCCCGAGACGGTAACCCTCGAAGGCGAGCTCGCGATCAGTCGCATCGTGCGGACCATCGTGGACCCCAAATCCGATGGCTGATCTCTCCATCGCAACGCCGCGATGGGCTGCGCCGCTCATGGCTCCGGCACGCTACAAGGGCGCCCACGGCGGGCGAGGCTCTGGCAAATCGTGGCTGTTCGCCGAAATGGTGGTTGAGTGCCACGTGGCCGATCCCAATCGGTCGACGGTCTGTGTGCGCGAGAAGCAGAAGTCTCTGAACCAGTCGGTGAAGCGGCTGATTGAACAGAAGATCATTGACCTCGGTGTCGGTCATCTGTTCGAGGTGCAAGACACAGTAATCAAGAGCCGCAACGGTTCAGGCCGGATCATTTTCGTGGGAATGCAGAACCACACCGCCGACTCCATCAAGTCGCTGGAGGGCTACGATTGCGCTTGGGTCGAAGAAGCCCAGAGTTTGTCGCAGAAGTCGCTAGACCTTCTTCGCCCGACAATCCGCAAGCCCGACAGCGAACTCTGGTTTACGTGGAATCCAAGCCAATCAAGCGACCCTGTCGACGCGCTGCTACGTGGGTCACAGGCGCCACCTGGCGCCATCGTCTGCGAGGTGAACTACGATGGAAACCCGTGGTTTCCCGACGTGCTCCGTCGAGAGATGGAGTATGACCGAAGCAGAGACCTCGACAAGTACGCTCATGTGTGGCGAGGCAAGTACGCACAAGCCACCGAACTACGCGTGTTCAAAAACTGGCGCATTGACGACGTCGTGGCACCCGCTGACGCTGTGCATCGATTCGGCGCCGACTGGGGATTCGCTGTCGACCCGACGGTGCTCGTGCGCTGTCACCTCATTGGGCGCACGCTGTACGTCGACCACGAGGCGTACCAGGTTGGCTGTGACATCGTGGACACGCCGTCGCTGTTCCTGTCGGTGCCAGAGTCCGAGCGATGGCCTATCGTCGCCGACGGTGCTAGGCCGGAAACCATCTCGCACATGCGCAAGAACGGATTTCCCAAGATCATGCCGGCTGTCAAAGGCGCCAAGTCCGTTGAAGAAGGCGTTGAGTTCCTGAAGTCCTATGACGTCGTCGTCGATCCACGGTGCAAGCACACCATCGACGAACTGACCAGCTACAGTTACAAGCAGGACCCGCTGACAGGGCGCGTGCTCCCTGTCCTTGGTGACCGCCACAACCACGTGATCGATGCGCTACGCTATGCGCTGGAGGGCGTTAGGCGCACTGTTGCGACTCGCCCCCCGCCTGCTCCTCCAACCGCTACAGCATCCAGGTGGTGACCCATGCCTCGTGAATCCAAGTCCGACCGACTCACCCGAATCCATCGTGAAGCGCTGCTGGAGTTCGACCAGATTCAATCAGCCGTCCGTGAGGAGCGCTTGCAATGTCTCCAAGACCGGCGTTTTGCGGTCATCGCTGGCGCACAATGGGAAGGCCCACTTGGCGAGCAATTCGCCAACCGGCCCAAGTTCGAAGTCAACAAGGTCATGCGAGCGATCAACCGCATCGTGTCGGAGAAGCGCAACAACCCGATCACGTCGACGTTTCAGCCGAAGGACGGTCGGTCTGACGACGCACTGGCGGACACCGTGGCGGCGCTCCATCGTGCAGATGAGCAAGACAGCGTGGCTGACGAGGCCTACGACAATGCCTTCGAAGAAGCGGTCTCTGGCGGCTTCGGTGCGTGGCGTTTGCGTGCTGTCAGCGCCAACGAGGACGACGAATACAGCGACGAACAACGCATCGCTTTCGAACCAATCTTCGACGCTGACACGTCGGTTTTCTTTTCTCTCGACGGCAAGCGTCAGGACAAGAGCGACAGCCGCACATGCTTTGTCGTCACAGCGATGACGACGGCAGCCTACAAAGCTGAATACAACGACAACCCCGAGTCGTGGCCCAAAGACACGATGGCCACGCGGTTCGATTGGGTGACGCAAGACGACATCGTTTATGTGGCTGAATATTACGTCGTTGAAAAGGTGCGCGAGACGCTGCACGTCTTCCGCGACTTGCAAGACAACGACGAGGAATATACCGACGCCGAACTCAAGGACGACGACGGCAAACTAGCCATCGAACTGAGGGACACCGGCTCCCGTGAAGTCCGACGCGTCAAGAAAAACCGCAAGCGTGTGCGCAAGTACATCATGAGCGGTGGTCGTGTTCTCGACGATTGCGGATTCATTGCAGGCCCGAACATCCCGATTGTCGCCAACTTCGGGAAGCGCTTCTACATCGACAACATTGAACGCTGCATGGGTCATGTGCGCATGGCGAAGGACCCGCAACGGCTGAAGAACATGCAGTTGTCAAAGCTGGCGGAAATCTCTGCGCTGTCGTCGGTAAGCAAGCCCATCGTTGCGCCAGAACAGGTCGCAGGGCTTGAGGTCGAGTGGCAGAATGACAACCTTGAGAACTACGCTTTCTTGAGGTTGAACCCGCTGTTCAACACCGATGGTTCGATGATGCCTGGCGGTCCTCTGGCCTACACCAAGGTCGCAGAAATCCCGCCGGCTATGGCAGCGCTGCTGCAAATCACCGAATCGGACATGCAGGAAATCTTGGGCGAATCGCAAGGCACCGAACAGATCACAAGCAATGTCAGCGGCAAAGCCATCGAGATGACGCAACAGCGTCTGGACATGCCGACGTATATCTACATGTCCAACCATGCCAAGGCGATGAAGCGCAGCGGTGAAATCTGGAAAGGCATGGCGCGAGAACTCTACGTTGAAGAAGGCCGCAAGATGAAGACCGTTGCCAAGGACGGCAAGACCAGCACCGTCAACATGAACGTGCCGAGCATCAACGCCGAAGGCGAGTCAGAGAACGACAACGACCTCTCTGCTTCTGACTTTGACGTCGTTGTCGAGGTGGGTCCGTCGTCGTCGTCGAAGCGTGCTGCCACGGTGCGTGCATTGACTGGCATGATGCAGCTGGTGGCCAACGATGCAGAGACCATGCAAGTGCTGACGTCGATGGCTATGGCGAACATGGAAGGCGAGGGCATCAGCGACGTGAGAGACTTCTTCAGGCAGAAGCTCGTGCGCATGGGTGCTGCCAAGCCGACTGAGAAAGAATCCGCGCAAATGCAGCAAGAAGCGTCACAGCAGGTGGAGGACCCTAACGCGATTGCGCTCAAGGGCATGGCAGAAGAAGCCGTCGCCAAGGCTGCCAAGGCCAGGGCGGACACCGTGCGGACCATCGCCGACGCCGAGAAGATCCGAGCCGAGACGGTGCAGATCCAGACTGAGACAGGCGCAATGGGTCTAGGATTCGCTGGCCCCCGACGATGAGTGGAAGCCCCCTGATGGGGGCTTTCTCTTTCCTTGCAAGCGCATTGTTTTGCGCTTGACTCTCAACAGTTGCACTAGAATGCAGCAGGATCTATGATGGTTGACAGGTATCCGCCCACCTCCAACGGGCGAGCGCACACGGAGTCACATGAGCGAGCCAGAGGCAGAAGGAATCGTCGACGACGTCAAGGCTGAAGAGACAGCGCAAGCTGAACCAGAGGCCGAAGAAATTGTTGCAATATCCATCGGGGAACCGCCGCCCCAAGCAGAACCGGAAGAACCAGCACCCGCATGGGTCAAAGAGGTTCGGAAGACCAACCGAGAACAAGCGAAAAAGATTCGTGAACTTGAGAGCCAACTGAAGGCTCCACAGACACAGGCCGCTGTGCCGGTGCTCTTGAAGAAGCCAACGTTGGAGAGTCACGATTACGACGAGGTGAAATTCGAATCGGCATTGTCTGAATGGTTCGATGCAAAGCCCAAGGTTGACGAAGCCGAACGCAGCGCAACAGCGAAAGCAGACGACGAAGCGAAGACGGTTCAGGACCGACACAAGACCTACAAGCAGCAG